GACGGTTACGGTTCCGGTTACGGTGACGGTTCCGGTGACGGTGACGGTTAAATATATCGAGGATAATATGGACTCAACATTAAATAATTCTGATTTTAGCTCTGGCTCTGGCTCTGGCTCTGGCTCTGGCTAAAATATAGTTAAAAACGGCAGAAACCGCCCAGGTTTGAAAGTTTCAGACTTGGGCATACAATTAACCTATAAACTAAAAAAAAGGTCTTAAAATGGATTTTTCACAAGCGATGGATTTTTACGAAAACAAGGGTGTCATCTACGATATTGACAATGAAAAATTTTATTCAATCAAAGGAATGCCTTTAAAAGAAGCAGAATACGAAAACTACAAAAAAAGTGAGTGGAAGCTTGTAGCTATGGAGCAGTTTGACTTTTTTAGCGCATTTGAAATTTCTTATCTTAAAGAACTTTTTAACGGACAAAAAGAATTTATATATGAATACGTTCCTAGTTTAAAAAAATTAATGTGTAAAATAGAGGACGCATTTTGGCGAAAAGACGACAAGGATATTGTTTCTTGTTTACGTGATATACTAGTATTGACTGAACCCTACCCAAATTTATGACGTAGGAGTTATATGAAAGTATCCGAATTGAGCAATTACTATCCCGAAAAAAGAATACTTGGAGTTGCATATTCATTATCAAAATGTCTTTGTTTTCATTTTAAAAGTTTAAAAGAATTTTATGCATTTTATCGCAGCGAATATATAATACGGGAAGTTATAAAAAGATCTAATACGTCTTTAGATGAAATTGAACAAACAATTTTAGAGTCTAAAAAGTACAATGTTTTCACTTCTTCAAACGAAGAAGTTGTTATTGATAATATCATAAGTTGGTTGATAAACAGAAAAAATATTATAAAGGAATATTGAAAATGAAGTATTTTATAGGTTTTATTTTATTGCTTTCTATATCTTACCTAGTCTTTAAAAGACGTTTTGAATTTACTCGCAGAAAAAAAATAGTCCTTGGAAAAAACAAATACAACGTGCAAAAATATAAATATAAATAGAGGATAAAAAATGAAATTTAAAAATTGCATAAATTGCGAGGAAGAAATAGACGATAATCCATCTTCTGATGATTTTTGTTCTGAAGATTGTGAAAAAATATTTTATAACGAACAAGATGACGAGGAAAATAATGAGTGATTTTTTATATAGATGCTCCTACATAGGAAGTACGGATGTATCAGCAATTCTAAACGCAAACCCATTTAAGACTATTTACGATGTTTGGTGCGAGAAAAAAAACAAAGTACAAAGTACTTTTTTAGATGATCAGCTTGAAAGAATGAAGTGGGGTTTGTTGTTAGAAGATATTGTTTTAAAAGAGGCTTGCGAACGCATGTCATTAGTTTTAGACAAAACACAGGTTCACACAACTCATCATAAGTATGACTTTTTAAGAGGAACGGCAGACGGAATTACGAAAGAAAATTTTCTTTTAGAATCTAAAACTTCTGGTGAATTTAATAAAAGTTATGATGATGAAATACCTCCATATTACTACATACAAGCAAATTATTTAATGGGTTTAAACAAAGTTTTAGGGTGCATTTTTCCTGTTCTTTTTGGAGGGAATAGACTTAAAATTTATACTTTAGAATTTGATAAAGAATTTTACGAATTATGTATTGATTCTTGTGTTAAATTTTGGAATAAGTCTGTTTTAGGAAATGAAGTTATACCAACTCCAATTGATAAAATTAAAGTAGAAACAGGCACGCAAGCGCTAATTTTTGAAGACACAAAAGAATCAATAGAAATTTTAAAGAAATTGAAAAGTGATATTAAAACTCTAGAAAAACATGCTGAATTTCATGAAAATGTTATTAAAACAAATTTTGGTTCTGCCGAGATTTTAGTAAATCAATCTGGAAATAAAATTTGTACATATAAAGAATCATCAAGAACTTCATTTGATGACAAGAAATTGAAAGAATTTTTAGGTGAGAATGTTTCCTCCTATCAAAAAACAACAAATTATAGAACATTAAGGATATAGATATGTCAGCACCATCGAAAATAAACGCAATGAAACAACAAGTACAAAACGATTTTTCAAATAATAAACCTACGCAAATTCAAACACAATTGAGTCAACTTCCTCAAAAAAAAGAAGTTACTTTATTAGACGCTTTGCAAGATTCTGTCATTAAACAATTAGGTCAAAGATGGAATTCACAAGACATAAGTTATGCTACAAATTTAATACAAACTGCATACGTTAAAGCAAAATCAAACACAAAATTAATGAATGCAATCAATACAAACAGAGAATCATTTTTAAATTGCATTAGTAAAGCTATTAATTTGAAACTTGGTGGAGCAGCAAGAGATCTTTTTTATTTAATTCCGTATGAAATTAAAGGTCAATTAAGCGTTCAGTTTCAAATATCGTACATGGGGATAATGGAACTCGCTTATCGTTCAGGGCTTGCAAAATTGTTTGTAAGAGAAGTTTATGAATGCGATACATTTGTATGTAAATTTGGATTTGACCAAGTTTTAGAACATGAACCAAATTTTGAAGAGAGACCAAATTCAAAAATTATTAGGTATTATGCTGTTGTAAAATCAAAAGATTGCGATCCTATCTGCGAAGTAATGAGTGTAAACGAGATTAATGATCACATGAAAAAATATAGTAAATCTTATAATCGTTCTGATTCTGCATGGATTACAGATTTTGATGCAATGGCAAAGAAAACCGTTCTTTTGAAAGCTCTTAAATGGGTTAAAAAATCACCTGAGTTGGAAGAACAATTTTATAATGATTTACCTGATAATTATAATCAAAATGAAGAACCAAAACTGATTAATGATAATTTTGAAAATGTAATAGATGTAGAAGAAAATAATATAAAAGAAAAAAAAACTTTAATAAATGACACATCAAAAGAATTTAGTTCTAATTTTAATGACTCAATTAAAAATCAACTTACTACAATTATTAACGATTTAACTAGTAAAGTAAAAATGGATGAGCCTACAAAAAAGAACTTTAAAACAGATATTTTTATTGAAACTAAAAATCAGTTTATAAATTTAAAATTAGAATCCCTCATTGATCTTGATATTAAAAAGATTATGAATGATTTAATACAGAATAAGTACGACTTTTGGAACGATACAGAGAAAGAAACAGAGGTACTCTAATGAGTAAAACTAAAGACAACGTTCCTGATTGGCTATTACATATTCCCCCTGGTCTTTATAGCACTCTAGACTTAATTAAAATAACGAATCACACAAGGTTTAACATATGGGCAAGAATGAACGCTTTAGGTGTTAATGTTGAAAAAGTGAAACAAAAAGGATCGGGGCATTATGCTGTTAATATGTACAACTGGAAGGGCGCAAAGTTTTATATACAAAAACAGTTTGATGATAAAATAAATAAAATGGAGGGAAATAATGGCAAAGAAAAAATCTAACTACTACACTCGAATGTTGAAAATTTGTCGACAGCAATGGACCAGATCTAATGTAGAACGCAAAGAATGTTTAAACAAAGCAAAATTACCTGATTTAAAACCTTCAAAATGGATGTGCGCTCATTGTTTTGATTTTTATGCACTTTCAGAAATAGATTGTGATCACATCAACCCTATAGAAAACTCTACACCTCAAACTAAAGAAGAGTTTATCTATTGCTTTGAGCGTCTTCATTGTCCTAGCGAATGTTTACAGATTCTTTGTAAAACTTGTCACAAGATTAAAACAAAACATGAAAAAACACTGAATGAAAGTGCATGGTATCGAAGTGAAATTAAGAATCTTCTTGAAAAAATGAACATGGACGATATTGAACTTGAAGACCTTGAGTACAAACAACTTCAAAGACTTTGTAATATTATTCTAAAAATAGGTGAATCTGTGGAAGAGAAGAAAAAACAAACTTGGAGAAAAAAACTTTTAGAATTTATGAAAGGATTGAGATGAAAATATATAAAGTCTTCAAAAAAGATGAACCATTTAATTTTCGCTATTTTAAAATATTTTGGACATGGAAATATGTTAAAATATTTCTTAAAAATAACCTAGATTTTGACTGGAAAAAAGATGATTTTTTTTTGGATAAAGATGATCCTTTAAGAAAAACTATTGAAAATTACAAATTTATTAAAAAGGGGGAAAGATATGACAGATTTATACATTGAGGATAAAGGAATTAAAATGAAACAGAAACATTTGATAATTATCGCTATTTTAGTATTTTGTGTTCTATTTTTTACGTTCACATCATGCAGTCGAATAGACAGTGGAGAAGTAGGAATTGTCACTACTTTTGGAAAACCTTCCGAGGAAATATTAAATCCAGGACTGCACTTTTTGAATCCTTTTTCCTCAGTAACTACTATTGATTTGAAAATAAGAACTGTTGTTGCAGAAAGTGAAGCTGCATCTTCAGATTTACAAAGAGTTCATACAGCTATCACGCTTAATTACAAAGTTGATTACGCCAATGCAGTAAAACTTTTTACAAAAGTTAGTAAAGATGAGAAGTATATTGAATCAGCTATCGTTACTCCTTTTGTAAATGAATCTTTCAAAGCCGTAGTGGCGCACTTTACTGCTGAAAATCTTGTTAATAAGAGAGATGAAGTAAGTAGAGAAATTCAGGACCTTCTAAATAGTAAGCTTAATAAAACTTATCTTGATGCTATTTCTATTTCTGTAACCAACTTTAAATTTTCTGATTCTTTTAATGCAGCAATAGAAGGGAAAGTTACTGCACAGCAAGAAATTCTTACGACTCAGAATAAGCTTTTAAAACAGCGTGTTGATAATGAAATCGCAATTACAAAGGCTCAAACAGAATCTCAAGCTATTGTGTTGCGTGCCGAGGCTGATGCTAAAGCTCTTAATCTTAAGAAGATGGCTCTGACTCCAGAGCTTATCCAACTAAATGCTATTGAAAAATGGAATGGAGTTTTGCCGGTTTATTCTAGTAATAGTTTACCATTTATCAAGGAGATTAAATGAAACCCCGTTATGAAAAAGAATGTATCAAACTTGGAGAGATGGCAAATGAGGCTCTTAATCTGCCGAAGAATGTGGATAAGCCTAAGTTTGAGACTATTAATATAATTAAAATATATAATTTATTAGAAGAAGAAATAGAAGAATTAAAATATGAATTTTTTCATCATGGACAAATTAATACTCAAAAAGATATTCATGAAATTGACTTTAAACGTGCCAAAGAAGAGCTTTCCGATTGTGCGGCGGTATTAACAGGACTATTAGCATGGATTAATAAACAAGAAAAAATTAAATGAGATTATGAAGCTTAAAATATGACAATAGAAGAACAATACAAAGATTTACCAAAAGTTAAAGAGTTATCTTTTAAAGATGAAAGAATAAGTTTTTTACAAAATTTAATTGATACTATTGTAAAGACACCAACTGAAATGAAATTCTTTAAAGAAGAACACTCTATGTTTTTTGGTTGTGGTATTAATTTTTGTTTACGTATTATATATTCACAAATGAACAATTTGATGGAACAGGAAATATGTATGAATAATTGGTTAAAAGAACAAGAAGAAATTAAACAAGATAATGGAGAGTGAAATGAAAAAAATAATACCAGGATTTAGATTGTTTAGATGTGACACTTGTAATAACGAATGGAAATACCCTTGCAGAGATTGCCACAGCTCTTCTGGTGATAGTTGTAGATGTGGTGATTCTGTATACCCTTTGGAAGGTGAAGAACACCCAGAATGGCCAGTAGATGTGTCAGGAAATATAATTAATGAGGAACAATATGAAAACAAAAATTAACTTCGCTCTAAACATAGGCGCAATAGTTCTTTGTGCTGGATTGTGTGTAATCCTTAGGGCCCACGAGTGGAAAAATAAAAGGAGTAAATCATGATTGAAACTATACTTCACGCTACTTTGTATTCTACGATAGCCACTATAGTTATCGGGCTATTTATGTATTTATATTTCCTATGGATTAAAAGAAAAATTAAAAATTTATTTAGAAAGAATAAGTAAATGAATATCATACAACTATTTGATAACCACCCGTCAATAATTCTAACAATAATTATATGTTTCACAGTAGTTAACTGTGTGGTATTTTGGAGATGCCGTAAATGACAACAAAATATGATTTATCATTTCAACTTGTGTCTGGATTCGAGAGCTTGTTGCTTGTAGCCCAGAAAGATACTTTCGGTGATATTAATATCGGGTACGGACTTAAGAAATACTATAATGATGGAACTCCGATTAAAGTAGGTGATGTCTGTACACAACAACAAGCTACTAACTGGTGTAATTGGCACCTAGTACATAGGGTTTACCCTCTCGTTGACAAATTCCAAGAGGCACATCCTGATTTATTTACTGATAAAGTTTATGCAGGACTGTCTAGCTTGTTTTACAATTGCCCTATAGCGGCTCAGGGGGTTTCTATTAATCACGCCATAAATAACGAGAATCTTGAATTATTGTGCGCTGCTTTTAAACTTTATATCAACGTCAACGGCGAACCTTGCAGGGGTTTAATAAATAGAAGAAACGCCGAAATAGACTTTATGAAAGGATTATGATTATGATGAGGATCAATAGACCTACTTTAACAAAAAACAGAGTAAATACGATACTTTAATCGTCAAGCCTTGAAAATGCTAATGGACTAGAATTATTTAGAGCAAAAAAAGAAGAATCAATTAAAGAAGGGTTTTGGTCTAGATGTAACTCAGTTATAACTCGTTTTGTAGGTAACATAGAAGTTAGACTAGAAAACAAAATAAGCGTAATGAATAAACAAACCGCGATATTTAATATATTGAATAAAGTAGAAAATTTTAAAAGTGTTTAAATTATCTTTAGAGAAATATTAAAAAAAAAGAGGTTAATAATGACAAATGTAAGTCTTTCAAGAAATAGACTAAAAACTCTGTTAAAAACAACAAATTACAAAAAAGAGAATACATGCGACTTAGATATTTTTAAACAGAAAAAATCAATATCCCTGAGAGAAGGACCTTGGGCCAGATTTAAAGTTTTTATCAGGACTTTGTTTTTAACTGATTATCATACGAGTAATTATTTTCAAAAAACAATTGATAAACAAAAAAAAATACTTGCAGTGTTAGATGAGCTTGAAGACTTCAAAGCCCTCGCAATGACTAGCTCTTCAGTTAATGAAGAGTTATTAAATAATAAATGTTATTCTTCATTTAATGAAGAGTTATTAAATAATAAATGTTATGTAATAAATAGCTTTTTTGAAGATTCTCCTTTTTGCTTTAATTACACATTCCATCGGCATGGAGGGAACGCAGTACTTAAAATCTTTTTAGTAGATAAACTATCAGGGTACATCGTGAAAGACTCTGAACAAAATATTATCTTCATGAATCATTGTTCAAGCTCATTAACTTATAGTAATTATTTGCATATTAAATACTTGGGAAACGGTATTTATCCAAGACGCATAAATTATAAAACTATATCAAATGAGAATGGGATCGTTAAAAAAGTCTATAGATTTACAGGTAGTATAAAGGAGTAGTGAATCATGGGGGGGAGTAATTTCATGTTTATGCCCACAAAAAAAAGTGGTAAATAAGACTCATAAAGACGTCGAAACAAACACTTATTTCAGAGAAACTAAAGTTATATTTTATGTAATAGATACAAAGACAGGTATAGTCCTAATTGAATCCGAATAGAAAGGAAATAATGCTAGAGATAACAAAGCCACGCGCCAGAGATGATATAACCTTAGTTACAGTTTCACTCAATATTCCAAGATACATAAATGTAGTTATAAGCAAAAAAATCACTGTAAAATGTGATTCTTTACACTTTAAAGAAGATTATTTTTATGTGGCTGGAAGTTGGAAATTGACGTTAGTTAGGTACAAGGATGATTACAGGTTAAAAAAAGAGAGGAAAGATTGTGGAAGTTAAATTAAATGGGTATTCAGCTACCATTGATATATATCATGAAGAAAAAGGTTATGTATGTGGTTATTTAGATTTTTGCAGAAAAATTTGTGATTTAGAAGAACTCATAAGATATCAAGATTTTTTTAATGAAGTAATAAGTAAAATAATAGAATTAAATATAGGAAATAAAAATGCCAACAATAAACTACCAATTAAATGATGAAGATTTTATTCTATTTGAAATTACTATGAAGGAAATTTTAGAATGAAATACAAGGTTAAAATACGTAACAATGATACTAAAGAAATAAGAATATGCGACCAAAGAAGTTTAGACTGGGATCGTAATAATGATGAAGGACAATTGTTTTGGTGGACAGAAGGAAATTTTGGGTGTGATTGTAATCGTGGTAATGAGTTCGAAAAATCAAAAGATATGAATTATAATATTAATAATTCTGTTTGCGGTGATAGTAAATATTCAGTCATTGAAGCTATTTTTGAGAATGGGGATATATTAGAAATAGACGGAGAATAACACATAAGCATACTTATGTGTAATTATTGATAACCATTAATAATAAAACAGCCTAATTTTAAAACAAAATAAACAGGAGACAACCATGGTTAAACACCTTATGCATATTTTTACATTATGTTGCATTTTTTTTGTGGGAGTAATTGTCGGGAGAATGTTTTCAGCTAAGCCAAGCAAAATTGTTGCCACAACCCAAGTCAACAATGTTACAACTCAAAAAACAGAGGTAGTAACACAAGCAGACGTTAAAAAAGATTCAACTACGGTCAAGCAAACGATTCTGGTGCGTAAAACATTCAATTCTAAAGGAAAAGTTACAAGCGAGACACATGTACAAGAACAGGTGGGAACTTCAACTCTTGAAAATTGGGCAATAGCGGCCGAACTTTCAAAAAACTCCATTGAGCAAGTTTCTGAGATTACAAAGACGGTGAAGACGTATCAGCCAAATTTATTTGTTGGTTTAAGTTTTCCCGTTAATAAAATAACTAAACCCCAAACTATTGAATTTAAGGACGTTGATTTTACAATTGATTATAGATTAATTAGCAATTTTTATATTTTTGGTAATTCAAATTATACTTTAAAAAATGTGAAAGGGGGAGTAAAATTGGCTGTAAATATATAATTTTAAAATTGGTGGGATGGTATTTGCAAGTAGTTTAATACCATCCCAAAATATATTTAATCTTGTACGGCTGTAAATTCTTCTTCTGGTACGATAGATAAAACTGGAGTTTCTTCTTTTTTCTCTTCTTTTTCTTTCTCAAATGCAATAACTAGAGCAGACATAATTTGCGTAAATGCAAGTTTAGATTGTTCATGATCTTTTTGAGATGAATAATACGGGTTTAATTTTAATAAATATTGAACATTCATTAAAGCGGCTTCAAAATGTGATTCTACTTGGTTTGTTTTTACTTGCGGTTCCATTTTTAAATCTCCATGAGCTTAATTGCTCAAATTAAATGTAAGTCTTATTCTTAAATTAACAAGTATCAATCTTCTTTTTCGTTTTCTTTTTTATCTTCTTTTTTATTTTCTGAGCATTTATGTCTTATCAAAAATCCAGACAACGTACCAACCACAAGAGTCATTAAACCCTCATTATTAACAAGATTTTCTAAAAATTTATGAAGTACTGCTTTATCTTGATAAGTTTCGTATCCAATAAATAAGCCAATAAAACCTAACCATGTGCTAGGCCTTTTAAGATTATCCAACCACCAATCTAAATGTTTCATAAAATACCTCATAAAAAAATAATTACTTACGTGTAGTACTTATGGATGGTATTCTATCTGTTAATAATTTAAGTACTTTATCTATTTGGTTACCAAATGATAACATTTTTTCATTCACATTAGTAATTTTTTCACTATGCACAGCAAGAGATTTCTTTACATCAAACATGTCAATTTTCAATTCTTTCACATCTTCTCTAATTTCATGAACATCTTTTTCGGAACGTTTTAATAAAAACCATCCCGAACCTGTCGAAAAAATAACAATTGCAATTGATAATACAAAATCAAGAGTTAAAGCAAATTCTGTGTGCATAGGCATCTATTTTTTTCTCCATTTTTGATACTTGTCTATCCATAGATAAGTATAAGTAAACATGATTATATCTATAATAATATAAAATAATTGACGGTTACTTGGAAAATTTAACAAGTCAATTGTATCTTCTATTGTATAGTAAAAATTTCTAAATAATAGAAAAATAGCAAGATAAAAAAATAACTTAAGGTAACTAACATTTTTTGTAAATAATGTAGGTACTAAAAACACTATAGATACAATTGCAGTTACAAAATTTATTGGATTAAATAACCATGCTTCCCCGGCTAAAAATGTCCATCTAAACCCTAGGTACCAAATGAACATTGAAATACCAGTTACATTGTATAAAATATTTAACATAATTTATCGTGAACCTCATAATTATCCAATTTGTGTAACTTTTACAAAACTTCCTGTAGGCCCAGAAGGTGAATCCAGTACTATGTACTGACCTGACGCAATCTCATATATATTAATAAATACTTGTGTAGTACCAGATGTCACAGTAATAATTGATGTAGCCGGGTTTGAAACGGTCCAACTAGAAGCCCAGCCCGCCGCGCCCGTCGTTTGAACAAATCCTTTTTTATTTGATGAACCTATAAGAGTACCAGACCCATTTGTGATCTGGAATTTAGCCCAGCCCGTGGAACCATCCGCCGCATATAGATTGGCTTCAACATAAAATATACCTATTCCTAGAGTAAAAGAGAACGCTAAATTTGCTGGTCCTGTAATATTAGATTGATTGTTTTTAACATAGCCATAATTAGAAAATGCGACATTTTTGGTTAAACCAAAATAAAGTAAATTTTGAGATGCAATGGAAATAAATGCAAAAGACGGGAATATTCCAGGATAAGCCGAGCTTTGCAATGCAACTGAGCCATTTATGTTTAAAGAATTTTGTACATTAAATCCGTATACTGTTGCATTTGTTGTACTAGCATTTACTCCTAGTCCCCCGTAAGAGGTTCCTATAATACCAGCCTGCCAAGTTCCTGTAGCAATTGTACCTACGCTTGTAAGTGAACTTGTCACGACTGTAGAATTTAGTGTTGTTCCACTCAAAGTACCCGCAGGCGCAATAACTGCATTTGTGCTCGCCGCTGTGAGTAGGCCTTTCCCGTTCACTGTGATGCTCGGGATTGCCGTGCTACTGCCAAAGCTACCAACGTTTGCATTTACTGTCGCTAATGTTAAAACTCCAGTATTGTTTATTGTTGCATCACCCGATAGAGCTACACCAGAAGCTACATTCATAGAATTACCAACCAACAAAAATGCTGATGTTAAAACTTTTGTAAGTCCATTCGTAATCTGAGCTATTGTATAATCGCCTGTCGTTGCAACTACAGCTCCAGTACGACCAAATACGCTAACAATAGTTGTTTGATCAATTAACCAATTTGATGAAGTTTGACCTGGAACATTAATAAGTGCCGTAACAGAATCATTCGGATATACTACTGTACTTCCTAATGTACCTTGTACTGTAATATACCAATAATCTCCGGCTCTTATTGCTCCAGCCGTACCTGATCCACCTGTTGCAGGAAATAAATTTGTGGACGCATTATATCCACCTCGAAATGAAACTCCGTTTAGGACCGCATTGTTAATAGCTGTTGTTACAGCTTGCGAGGTTGGTAAAGTTAAATTCGTGTTTGTTAAAGTTGTTTCTACTGAAATACCAGAATCAATAACTTGACCACTCCCATTAACATAAACAATGTTATTTGCCGTTGGTGAACTTATCAATGGTTGTACAGAAACAGTATTACTTACTACTCCATTAATTATGCTTGTTAAAGTTACGCCTGTTAGTCCAAGTGCATTACTGTTTATGATATTCACTGGACTTGATGCAGTCCCGCCATTAACAGCTACAGTCATACTATTAACTGAGCTATTAAGAGTACCAGTTAATCCAGTTAATGAACCACCATTAATAGCTGGTAAAGTAGTAACTAGACTAGGTACTCCACTACCATTGGTTGCAAGTACTGCATTATTTATTGGTGCTACATATCCTGTCGTCGCACTCGCAGACTGATACGGGATACTGTTTACCGTGGTTTCGGCGAGATTTGTTGAAGTCGTTGCGGTTGTCGCATTTCCTGTCGTTGATTGATTGAGAATTGGGAAATCTGCCGCAACAGCTATCGTTAGTGCCCCGGTTCCTGTCGTTGACTTTAGAATACCCGTGCCCAACGCGCTTGTACCTGCGCTGTAGTCCGTGCCTGAGACTGCCGCGCTTAGCGCGGTTCCGTCTCCTTTTACTAGTCCTGTCACTGTCGTTGATAAAGTAATAGCTGGCGTCGTTGACGCTGTCGCTACAGTTCCGGCTAATCCGTTGGCACTTACTACGCTTACGCTAGTGACGCCTGATGCCGCTAGGATATTGCTTAATGCTAAATTTAAGGCTGCACTTGTAGTCGTTGTCGGATCTACGACTTGAGTTGCACCTGTATCACCGCTAGTCAATATGCCTACACTTGTTAAAGAAGAACTAACAACGTTTGACGCTAATGTTGTACCTGTGAGAGTTCCAGATGGCGCAATTACTACGCTGCTTCCTGCTGCTGTAAGTAAACCTTTTCCATTTACTGTGAAACTCGGGATAGATGTTGAGGAACCAAATGAACCAACATTGCTATTAACTGTTGCTAGAGTTAATGCGCTTGCACCTGGCCCGGTTGCTGTTGCGTCACCCGTAAGTGAAGTAATTGCTGCCCCTGATGTTCCGCTGACTTGAGCTTGTAAATTTTGAAATGCTGTTAAAATTGAATCTGTGGCTACGATAGGTGTGTTTGTTCCTGCTACATAACCAGTCAATAATTTTCCTGTGACTGTCGTATTAGAAATAGCGGTTACTAACGATCCTACTGTATTTGTCACATCTCCGGTTAACGCTGGAAATTGAGCCGCTTGTAGAACTCCACTTGCATAATTAGTTAGATCTATTGCTGTTGCATTCCATATACCAGTTATTAAAGTACCAACGCTAGTCAATGAAGATGAAACTACATTAGATGCTAATGTAGTTCCTGTGAGAGTTCCAGCCGGTGCAATGACCACGCTTGAACTTGCTGCCGTTATTAATCCTTTTCCGTTCACTGTAAATGAAGGAATTGAGGTAGATGACCCGAAAGATCCAACGGTCGCGTTCACAGTTGCAAGTGTTGTTAAGCCTGTGTTGCTTATGCCAATGTCGCCCGATAAAGATACGCCTGTGGCAATTCCAGAACCATTACCTACGAAAATATTTGCCGATGGCAGTACATTGCTCAAACCATTCGTTATTTGAGATATATTATAATCTCCAGATACTGCAACAATGTTACCAAATCTACCGAATACGCTGGAAACTCCGGCCGCATTTATAAACCAATTTGTTGAAATTTGGCCCGGGTCTTGTATTAACGCTGTTAATGTATCACCCACTAAAACTAATATTGATCCGACAGTCCCGGCGACTGTAATAACCCAATAGTCGCCCGCACCTATCTCGCCGCCCGGTAATGACCCCCCCGTTGAAGGATAAGCACCGCTGGACGCGTCATAACCGCCGCGAAATGATTTTCCGCTTACAATTGCCGCTGCAATTGCTTGCGTTACAAAAAATGATGTTGTTGCGTCAGTGTGCGACGGTATGCTTGTATAAAGGTCATTAATGATAACTACACCGGAAGTCGTGGTAGTAGAATTATTAACACTCAATACTCCACTATTTATAACAAGAGGTAATACAACGGAGTTAATAGTAGCATTTCCTCCTCCTCCAACTCGCCAATCTGGATAATCTGTTCCGCTCATAATTATACTCCCATATCAAATCTAATTAAAATATAATTACAACCCGTAACTTCTGTACAAACTGCATTAACTTGGTAAATAGATCCCATAGGAAAAGCCATATTTTCACCTGTAGAAAGATTTAACAGACCATTTTGTATGTTACTCCATGCACTATCTATAGTTGTTCTAGCTTGAATATTTATGGTTCCAGAAAGACCCGATAAAACAGGAGTATTTGGGGTTATAACCCCGGTAGGACCTGGAGAACTAATTCCATTATAATAAATGCATGTTATTTGATTGACTGAAGGGGATATTATTGTATCAAGATTTTGGTTTACAGGTAATGCAGACGGCCATATTAAAGATCCCGTATTACTAATTACGTATTGAAATACTAACATTTTATTTTATCCTTTTAATTAAATTTTCTAAGGCCATGGGATTGCAATTAAATTACCGCCCGCAGTACAAGATGATGAAGCAGTTACATTTGCGTATAAGTATAAAACACGAGGTGAATTTACAATTATGAACCTATTAGTTAATGAAATTGATATAATTGCCTCACCTGTTGATACGCCAAATGATTGAGTTAAAGCATTAATACCCTCATCTAAATCAGAAGGAACACCTACCCCTCCTTCTATTCCTACATATAATGTAGCAGTAAAAGGGGTACTAGTTGTTATATTAAATTGCGCATGTCCACAGATTAAGTATTTTCCAGTTTGTAATGTCGATCCTGGAGCAACAGAATACCATGTAGATAAAGGGAATGTTACTAAACTTGAGCTTGTATTTAAAGGTTGTATATTTCCCCAACTCATATTCCCACTTGTATCACTTACTAATGATTGTCCTGATGTTGTTGGTAATGCAGGCGGTAAAATATAATCTTGTTGTGTCGCAGTAGGATGTGATTTAAATGAAGTAGAAGCAGTTTCCGCTACATTATATAATGATAATTTATTCCCATTTTTAACAGTTAAACCTGTTGAGGCAATAACTAAATTAGCATTAACATTACCGGATGGAGCATTTAAATCACCATTATCTGATGTTATATCACCCATTGATGATATTTCCCCGGCTGATGCTATAATATTTCCGGTTGTAGCTGTTATTCCTGTTCCTGCCGTGATTGTTGTTCCTGCACTTATATTTGTATTGGATGTTACACTATTTGCATAAACATCAGGATATCTCCACCATGCCGTATCTGTTACTAAATGATTTAAATTTGTATTTTGCAATGATATGTATATTTTTTCTCCAACTTTTACAAAATCATTTATAAAATATGTCGTTCCTGCATCCCATTCAGGTATTCCTTTTTGTAATAAATAAGCGATTTGATATGATAAAAGATAAAAAAGAGAGTTATGATCTTGAATTGTAGGACTATATGCTCCACCAGTTGCTGCGTATAAACCCTCTAAATAGTTAGATAATTGTTGTACAATTGCTGGAGTTATTGTTGATCCATTATACAAATTTCCTGGTGGAGATGCTATGAAAGAACCATACTCAGATAATTGATTATTTCCTGCTAATGATGCAAATATTTGTTGTGTATATCTTAATAAATTTGACATTTTTATTCCTAATAAATAAAATTATTGTAGTCTAAATATAACCAATTTGTATCAAAATTTTCGTATGTATTATATGGTTTAACTACTGGATTTATTCCACCCTGTTCATATGTACTATATCCAAAAAAATCATTTACAATAGGAGGAACTAAAACAGAAAATCCAACACCCATTGGTTTTGGTATTAATTTTTCTTGAATAATTGCTTTAAATAAATCAGGACTACCTATAGATTGTGAAAATATATAACTCATATACATATTTTTATAGTCTGTTATAAGAAAATTTCCAGGAAAAAATATATTTAAATTTTGTTCAATTGTTTCTAATGAACTACCTGAATTATTTTGTACAATAGAGAATTTAATTAAAATTCTAAAATCTGAATCATTTAATGTTATTGTTTGTGTAGGTGTACTTATTGTTCTTTTAACACCTGTATATTTTCCCAATATATCTAACTGAACTCCAATTGCAGTATCTAAATTAAAGGCATCTTGAATAGCAAGAGGTAAAGTCAAGTCTGTTTCTTTAATTGTTATTGTTACAGGATTTCCTGTGGATAATAAATTACTTGAAAATATGACTAATAATTGAGCAACTAATGTTAACCCTACAAAATTTATTGTTAAACCCGAAGAGATTGAGCCTGTAACAATTACTTGGCTTAAAGCCGGAATGGTCCGTAAACTAGTTTGTATTGTAGAATATGAATCATTCCAATTTATTGTAGAACTATTAACTCCATTATAGGACAAGACAAATGTACCAGAAGTAGGAATTGGATTAAATTTAATAGTTTGTACAGATTGTTGAGGAATTAATAATGGTGTTATTGTTGTTTCAACAGTTCCACTTGCGTTAGGTAAACCAGAATATTGTTTTATAAGAAGATTTTTATAATAATTTACAAGATCAAGAGTACTCATACAGTCACCAATATTGTTGCTGTTGCAGTGTTTCCAAAAGCATCTTTAACTTTAGCTATATCAGTACCAATTCCTGCACCTGCGGTATATAATCCTGTTTGGCTATTTATTGTTCCACCACTTGGATTAGATTGCATAGAATAAATTAAATTATTAGTAACAGGGACTGAAGGATATTGATTACCATATCCACCTAAACCAGTTAATTGCAGAGTAGCAAGAGAAGATAAAGTTGATATAGTTGGAGATAATATCATAGGCAATATTATAATATTTTCAGCACTTAATATAAATTTATCTTTTTTTAAAGTTGGTGATAAAATACTTGAATAACCTTCATTAAATGAAAATGAGACAGGAACAGAACCACTTGTAATAATAGAGTTATTTATAACTGTTATCAAACTAGCAGAAGATAATACATTTAATGTAATTGTTAAAATTTGACTTGCAATTGAACCTGATACTGTAGCATTTGATAATCCAGTTATTGCTTGCAATTTTGTTTGGATAGTTCCTACTGCGTCATTCCAATTTATTGCAGATGAATTATTCCCGTTATATGAAAATTGAAATGTTCCACTTGCTGCCACACCTGAAAGATTAGCTATTTGAGTAAGAGATAAACTTAAACCAGCATTTGTCACTAAACAATTAGGATCTGCTTGTTGTACAATAGTGGCCATTTGATTTATATTAATTTCTTCAGCTACACTAAATTTATAATTAGCAACGAGAGATGATATAATTCCTCTAATATTTGGCTGGTTCAATGAATTAATTGAAGTAGCTGTAAAAGATATATAAAGATTTTGCTCTGCTACAAAATCCCATAAAACAACAAATTGATTATTATCAATTTGAGTTATCGTATAACTAGTTTGGCCATACATGCCACATCCTGCATTTCTTTTTGCATATATATTTTGCGCTATTGGATTATATACACCCCAATAAAATGTATTAGTGACTGCATTATTTAAATTGTTATTTTTCCAAGATATATAATTTATTCCTGCATATGTAACTATTTGTCCGTATGAATAAATAGTAATAGATGACCATGCAGTTACTGGTGATATTGTAGGAGTCCCATCTATGATCACCCATATTGAATGCCCAGGTACACCATTTGCATCTATTGTTCCGCCATTATTTTCATAAACTAAAGCAGATGCTACGCCGTTGATGTTTTCTAAAGCTCCAAGTAAACCTTGAAGATATCCTTGAGATGAAATTGATACAGATGATTGCCTTCTAATTCTTAGCGAAGGGTCTGTTTCTTCGTTAATTCCAACTATACTTTGGGATGTTGGATTATTTATTGATTGAACACCTAAAACAATAGTTACAGGAACATTAATTGTATTTGGTATGGTAATATTTGCGCCAGGAGTTGCGGCTTGAAATGAATAAATAACTGTTCCAGGTCCTACACCTAATTGAGTTTGTTGTAAATTCCATAGATTACCAATATTATCAGATACAGTGTAAACAGGTTGAATATTTTGATCCAAACCATATAAATTTACAGATTGAGTAAGTACAAGATTTATTGACGTTGTAGAATATGTCCCTGCTTGTCTTTTCACTCCATTTATTGCGCATCTTTGATCTAATTGTGTGCCTACTGCTTGATCCGGATCAAATGAAGTATATATTTGTACAGCTAATTCTTGGACATCAATTTGGGCTTGAATATTTATATTAACAGCTTGGCCGTCTGGAGTATTAGAACTTAAATCAATATCTGTACCATAAATTGCTTGCAAATTTGCAGTTTGATTTGCAAGAAGTTCTGCTTGACTTGATGTGGTTATTCCTGTTGCTGTTAAACTATTTGGCATATTTAACTACCTGTTCCCGCTAAATTTATAAGATCATACTGAAATATATCTCCAGTCACAGAATAAACTGTTTGTGCTTTATAAGATATAGATGATCCTCTTTGTGCATTTAGACTTATATTTAATTGTAAAATACCCGTAACACCTGTAGTATTCAAAATAATTGAACTAACATTGAGATTTAAAACTAATTCATTTTTAGAACCACTTAATAAATTAAACCAATCAATACCAGCCGTAATATCAAAAAAACAATCACCTAAAAAAGACAATAAACGTGTTTTTATATTTTGTTTTATAGCATCATTTCCAGATAAATAATAATTCAAAGATTTTCCAAATAGCCAATCGTTATTTTGATTTAAAGCTCGTACTATAGTCATTATTACCTCACTCAATCAACTGCGCTATATTAGATGCAATGCTAGTGATATTAGTTCCTATCGTCGTTATTGCAACCGAATTTACTGGTATTCCGCTTATTCCTGTTACTGGAACACTAGCCACATTAAATGTACCAGGAATAACAGTAATTGCCGATATAGCTGTCGTTAAATTTTCTAATTGAGTACATAAATTTTGCAATAATGTATTCAAAGAAGTTCCATTTGTTAATGTTAATTTGTTAGTTTGGGGATTAATCCCGTTTTTAACAGTACCGTTTGTTATGATAGCACGTATTGCATCATAATTTTCTATAACTGTGTTTAAATTATTTGGACCAATTAGTGCTACAGCATCAGAAAAAGAATGAAGCCGTGGAGATTGATTAGCACTTGTTGTTGATCCAGAGTACCAATTGTCAATATCTCTGTCGTTGAACATTAATATACATTGGTCTCCTTTTGAAATAGGAAAAGTAATATGGCAAGTTCCTCCTCCCAAAACAATAACCGGACAATCTGCAATAATAGGATAATCTACTAAAAAAGGCACATGTTGTTTACTAGTCGAATCTGTTTTAAAATATGTTTTTTTATAATTTAATGTTACTTGGACGGTTTGATTGTCTGGATTAAAACTTTGAATAGTTCCTAAATGATGACAGTTTAAATTTAATAATGTTTGTTTTTGGTATAAATCAAGCAAATCTTTTAAAGATGGATTACGGACAGGATTAAGATTTTGATTTATACTAGGTACACTCATGTTACTCTTTCTAAAGGCGCTGATGGTGAAAAAAATTCTAGGGTTGTAATGGCATCTCCGCAAACTGCCGGTGAAATTAATGCTTTATGAGTCATAGATGTTACTTTGTAATAACCATTTACATTATTATTTTGATTATAACTTGCACTATTTAATTCCTGAAATGTAGAAGAATTTAATTCTATAAATTGACCTATAATTATTCCAGGCTCAAAAATCATGTTAACAGTAACAATACTATTTTCTCTTAAAGGTGTATCTAAAAGTCCACTTTGATTATTAATAAGAGCTACGTTACCACTAATGCATTCATGATCAGCTAAAATATATGTTTGTCCATTATCTATGAAAAAAGCATTTCCAGTTAAATTTCTCAAAACATCCCCTGCATTTCCAGTGTATGACGTATATCTAGATGTTTTTAATAAAGAAGATGTGCCTTTTTCATAAATAAATGATGGACCAATTGCTCCAAAAGTTGTGTTAGGCATGTAACTCATTAATTTTTTATAAATACTTTGTAATGGTGTACCCGCTGGAAATCCCGCTGTCCCTGGTATTAAACCATTTATAAAACCATCTCCTCCGTCATAACATTCGATTGTAGTAATAAAGTCAGTACCTTCTCGAAATGACCACGCTTGACTTATATTCCCTATAAATATTACGGGTAGATTTGTTCCATATCCTGCATATAACTTTAAATTTCTAATTGTAGAATAATCAGACATGTCATATCTAATTAAATTTCTATTTTTTGGAGATAAATTATATATTCTTATATTACAATTATTTATTCCACCTAAATTTTTTCTAATTATATTAAATTCAATAGTAAATGGTAAAAATATTTGCAAGATACTATTATCAGCAAGTTCTATATTTAAAAAATAGTTTCTATCTAATTTATATTGTGCCATTTAAATCTTTCATGAAGGTGCATTATTACTTAATAATATAGCATATTCGTCAATTTCTGTTTGGTCTAAAATATATAGATTAAAATTACCGCTTGAAAAATCTTGTTGTTGCGTTGGTTCTCTTAATAATGTTGTAAAACATCCCAATCCAAAAGGTATTTGATTTATAAATTGATTTAACATATTTGGTATTACTACTATTCTTATTCCATTTAGGATAAATTTTTCATACGTTAAATTTGTTATAAACCAACCTTGTTGTGAATTACTATAATAAAATGTTACTGTAAGTATTTTTCCATTATATAAAATAAATGTTTGCTTTTGTAATGGTGAATTTGTAAGTTGTTGAATTAAATACATTAAAATACTCCTGGAAAACTTGCAGAAGTAGGGCCTTTTAATCCGTCACTTAATGACAATCTATTGGGTGGAGTTGATATACCTTGACTAGTTACTGAAGATGATTGGTTAGATAATCTTCCTTGTGAAACAGAACTTTGAGGTAAAGATGTTGCTGATTGTGCTGTTCTTATTTGTTTAAAAATACATTCAAATGTAGAGATAGTATTTGTATCTTCTCCTTGAACTGGCCTAAGTTTTTCTATCACCATATTTTGAAATATAGCCCATGGAGTTTGTATCGTGAAAAATGTTCTATTGTACCAATATCCATAAAATGTTTGAAATGCTGTTTGTTGTTTATTTTGCGCTGGCTGAACAGCAATTGGGAAATTACCAGAAATTACACTTGTACCATTTCCTGATAAAGATGCCCAAGCAGCAATTGCTGAATTTATTGCATTTGTTGCAATTTGATAAGCTTGAAATGCTTGGTTATATGCAAGTGTTGCAGTTAAAGAGACAGAAGGAGCATAAGAATTTATTGATGTTAATTTTTGAGAAACTGTTTTTAATGGTTGTAAAATTCCTGGAACGACATCATTTAACTCTGAAATAAAACCTTTTGTCGTTACACGTACAGGTTTAAGAGCAATCTGGTCTTGAATTGCTGTATTATCTTCGATGTAATGATCTGTAATATCAGAATTTAACTCAAGAGATTGCTCTCCTTCGTAATCAAACATAAATGCTGGAGGTTGTTTAGCTTGTGAAGGTGTACCATCAGAATTAGGAGGATTTTGTGGCTGATATCCTTGTGTTTTACTTGGAATAACAAGAGCTAAATTTCCTAAATTTGCAGCCGTTGTCGTTACATTTGATAATAAAGGTGAGGCTGTAGAGATATTTGGGCTAAATGATGGCAATGACATACTATGTTGCCTGACTTTGTGCTGATAATTGTTTCCACGCATCAACTATAGATTTATTCACAGATTCCTTTATTTGACCGTATTCTTTTCCTTCATGTTGAAAATACAAATTTTGATTTATGCTAGTATTATTAACTTTATTAGATGAATTTTGTGTATAAGGAACAGGTGGAGTTATTACTCCCTGTTGATTATTTGGTAAATAATTAAATATATTATTTAATATATCTTTAAAATCTGTGCTTTTATCAAGCTCGGGATTCAAATAACTTTTACTATTTGATAAACTATCTCTAATGCTTCCAAAAAATGATGGTAATATATTTCCAATTTGTTCTCTTTTTAAACTAAATTCTATATTTTTTTGAGCCATTTCTAAATTTTTTTGAGCTGATAATTTTTCATCTTGTATAACTGCCGGTCCTAACAGTTTATTTTTTTCTAATTCTTTTGTAGATTTTCCTTCTAATAAATCAGAAACTGTTTGTAATAAAACAGACCATCCTTTAAAAACATCCGTAATGTGATCCATAGCATGTAATTTTGAAGATATTTTTTCTAATGCTTCAGCTATTTTAAATAACTGATCCACTGTTTTAGAAATATTTTCAATCATTTCTTTTCCGTTTTTTGCGGTAAAATGTCCAAAAAACATAGCAACTTTATTTTCTAAATTATCCCATAATACTTTTACTTGATTGAGACTTTTTATCTCCTGATCATTATATGTAGGTGCTCTTTTTATATTTACTGTGTTAAAAACGCCTTTTCTCATAGCTGCAATAGTATTTTCAGACAATCCAAATGATTTTAAAACAGGATTTTGTACGAGAGTGTCAATATTTGATTTTGCAAATTCTTGCAATTTACTTAGAGTGTAGAAAATATCATGATAAGATTTTTCAATATCAAAACCACCTACAGCCTGCGAAAATATTGCAAATCCTTCGGGTCTTTGTTTCCCCATGCGCATTTGTGCAATTTTTTCATAAACTGATTTTAAAGAAGCGGTAAATTCTTCTCCCGATTCTCCCGCTTGTCTTGCAGCAAATTGCCATTGTTGTAGCTGTTTTGTTGAAATTCCTAGGTATTGAGAAAGATTTGATAATTCAGTACCACGTTCTGCAGAAGAACTCATAAGCTGTTCCAAAGCATATGTAGCCCCAATGATTGCCGCTTTTGCTTCAAAAGACATAGTAGCAACGTTTTTTATGCCTGTTCCAACTTTCGCAAAAGCTTCAACAGTTTTTTCAGATCCTTTTACTCCGAGTGTGACAAAAAGTTCCGAGATACTTGGCATTTACTCACCTTTTGTTTATTTCAATAAAACTGTTTTCATAATCAGTACAAAACTTTTCATAATTAAGTGCCTGTAAAACTTTCCTCGCGTCCCATTGTTCTATTTGATTTACTGTTCCATAACCCGCTTTAGAAAGTCTGAAATATATCAATAAATCATCATCTGTGGCCTCTATTGCGGGACGCTTGGAAGTCTCTGCATAAACCGTTGAAACTCTACATAAAGGCCGCTCAAAAAAGGCGTAATATTTTCCTCGATTACTGCGGTATAAGCAGAAATGTAGTCAATTCGATTTTCTGCACTTTCAAAAGTCTGTGAATCAATTTTTAAATCACCTTTTCCAGAATCATATAGACATCTTTTAAAACAAGTTTCAACACATGATTCTATTTTTTTGCTAGAAAATGCAATAAAAGAAATGTTTTTAAATACCGCAGAAACTTCCATTCTTGGCGTTATATCTGTGAATTTTAATTCTTCCAGTATTGCTTGATACAATGATTTTGATTCTGCAAATGGAGCTAATGAAATTTTTAATGTAGCTCCACTTGGTAATTTAATTTCTTTCATATTTACCTTAAGTTAAAGTTCTTGGTGCGTTTGAAAATTTCAACATATATACGGAAATAGATTGAGCGGCATCCCCCTCAACGTTACTTTTTGCTTCAACTTGTTTTTGAAAAATTCCACCGCTTAAAATATATGTATCACTTGTTATATTTCCTGCACCATCACCAATTTTCTTAATAAATTGTCCAATCATTAAAGGAAAACCTGCAAAATTATTATTTTGCTGAACAAGTAAATTATTTGTAAAAATATCATCAGGAGAGCCACGAATAAGCCTAATTTTAACTTCACATTGTAAACCTGTAGTATTTAACCCATAAATACTATTACCATTTTTACCCGTTTTTACTTGGGCAATATCACTAGGAAATGTCAATTCAACAACATCTCCGTCTCCGAAATCTACATACGATCTATTATTGAGAATTATAGTATCATTCCCAGACATGGCCGTTGTTGACATTTTTTACTCCTTTTTATTAATTATTAATATAAACAATGATATTTGCACTTTGTATAGCACCGGCTTCTTTCAATGCAATTTGAATTAAAGGCGCTATACGTCCCGCGCGCGCAGTTGCCTGTTGTTGTGAAATTGGTTGAGAATAAATATAGTATCCAAATTGGGAAATATTTTGATAAAATAAAGTTTGATTTCCAAATGTAGTTGAACTTGTCCATGTTCCTGGAGCTGCGTATTGATTTGTAACTGCTTGGTCACAAACAATCCTTTGAGACCCTTTTAATCCATCCATACCTTGTTCAGTTTGCGGAACTTTTGTTGCACTTTGAGCAAGATAATTAAAGGCTGCAACTTTTAATGACCCAACAAACCATTCTTGGTTATAAACTTGGTCAAAAAATTTATTTGCACCAGAGATAAATACGCAAGGATCTCCTTGAATTGAAACATAACAATCAGCACCCGCTATTTTAGCTAAATTAAGAATAGTTTGAGTCATTGTAGGATCTGGTTCAATTCCTAAAAGTGTTTTTAAGTGCATAGTAGTAGTTGTATTACTGCCGTTAAAATTTACAGATAAAGCAAGACCGGCGTAGGCTGCCATGTATAATACCGCGTTAATTCCAACCAATGATGAATCACCATAGTAAAGTCCTCGTGTATTATGAAAAGAACCCGTTGTTAACAAAGAAATCATTCCGCCAGGAAGCAAATCAGCACTATCATATGATACAAAGAAGCCAATTAAGTTTAATGGTAAAATAATTGAAGCTGCGGCAAGCATATCTGTTTGCCCTATTACTGCTAAAGTTTCTGTTGGCATAACGCCAAAATATTGTACTACCCCTTGAGTACGGCTAATAACTTCTCCGTATGATTCTCCAACTACCAAACTTGCCACTGTTATCGTAATTGCAGCGGGAGCGGACGTTGCTAAAGTATTTGTTGGTACTGTAATAGGTAATGCTATTCCATATACCCCATTAAATATTATTGTTAATAATTCTCCTGGCAAACCACCAATAACTTGAACACCGGCAAGTCCTGGTAATAATTGAAGCGCTGCTTGTATTTGAGATACTGTTGAGTTGTAGGAAAGACTTGTAGTTGTATTTCCATTGTATTCTAGTTCAAAAGCTCCACTTGCGGGAATACCTGAAAGAGTTAATGTCTGTTGCGATACATTACTAAGTATAGCAATTAATTGCCCGCTACCTGCCAAAATATTTGGCTGTTGTCCAAATATATCATTAGCCATTTGAAATGTTCTAGACGAAGTTCCGAAATCTAACCCTACTTGGGTTGGTGAATTATAAATAGCATAACCTAACGCTTGGCCACTCCATCCAATTGAAGTATTAATAGGAGTTACTGTAATCGCTACAGATCCAGAGGTAGCAAGAGTATTTGTTGGTACAATGGCTAATGGAATTTTTCCTAAATTTCCTGGTTGAGTTAAAGTCAAATTTTTACTAGCAATTGAACCACTTACAACAACGCTTTCTAATCCAGATAAAGCATTAATATCGCTTTGTATAGTTGAAATAGTTGCATTCCATGCAATTGATGCTGTTGTCAATAATCCAAATTGCAACACAAATGCGCCACTTGCCGCTACACCTGAAAATGTAATGTTTTGCACAGCTTGTGTAACTGCTTCACCTGTTATGATTGCTAAATTGCTTGTGTTGTATGCATTTACCCCAATATTTGAGGATGCAACTGAAACATTAACTACATTGTCTATTGATAGAGACGTCATATTTATAACTCCTATGGGTTAACCAGTACAGTCGATTGATTAAATGTATCATAATAATTTACAGATTGAATTAATTGAACAAAATACTGCATATTAACTTGTATTTGAAAACGGTAGGGAATTGCTGCTCCATCTGTGTGGGATAAATTTATAAAACTTGAATTTGCTGGCAAAGTCCCAATTTTAAAACTATTACATTCTTGTTGTTGTTCTGAGTAATTGCTATTCAACGCCATTAAAATATTTGCTCTATTATCACGCGCAGAAGGGCCACGGCTTATGGCATCTATTTGTAATGTATCTAGCATGTTTATTGATTGAATAGATTGTTGTGTCGCACCATTAAAATAATTTGTATTGCCGAAAGGCTTTGAATTAAAAACACTTACTGCAATATAAAGATTATAATCTGTAGGCTCCATTAATTTTTGATTCCAAACGTAAATATGATCATTAGCAAGACCTAATTGATTTTGTAAAATATCGCAAAATAATGTAAGAGCGGTTCCTACAAGTATTTTCAAAGTTAAAAGAGTACTTGTTGCATCTATGACTTGAATAGTATCGTAAGCATTATTAACAGAAGAAGGAACATTAATAGGAGAAAAATATTGTCCCGTAGAAGCATTTATTGATCCTCCCGCTCCCATAGGAAGTACGGAATAAATGTATGGCGCAGTTCCTCCAGACGCAAGAAAATACGTTGTTAATCCGGGACCTATTGCTGAAACATTTGATACCAATGTTAATGTCATGGTGTTGGTGGTCCTGAATTTAAATAGTCTTCTACAAGATCATATTCTTGGTATTGCTCAAGGGTAAAATCTTTATTTGCCATAACTCGATATTGTTTTGTTAAGTAAATAATAACATCATCTATTTTTAAATTTAATTGCCTTTGTGAAAATAATTTCCACCAAGACCAAGCTCTTTGACCTTCTGGTTTCATGACTAATTGTCTTCCAGAAAGAGGTTGCCACACACCTAAAAATTTAATGTTAACAATAGTTTCAATCACCTGAAAGTCTGAAACAGTTTTTGTAATTAATCCAAAAGTCATAGGTTGATACCAGTCATCAAGCGCTGTGCTTGCGTCGGGGACTGTTCCGCTATTAGCATTTAGCGGCACATTACAAGCATTATTAATCCAACCAATTGACGAACTCATTTTTTACTCTTTACATCAAAAGTTACGCTATCTCTAAGCTGATGAGTTTCTACAAGCGTTTGTTTAACTTTTTTATAATGCATATTTGATTCTTTCCATTTTCCAAACCCTGCCGAATCAAATGCCATCAACACAGTTCTAACGGCTAGTACGCCTATTTTATTTGCAAATTGTCTAAAACTAGAATTTTTAATAACTTCCTGAATATCTTTATCATTAAAAATACCTGCTTTAGTTAATTCTTTTGGAAATTGTTCAGCAATAGGCATTCTTAAAAATGAACGGACAGGTAAATTTGTAGTACCAAATTCATGCGCCGCGCCAATTTCTGCATTAGAAATATTTGCAGGTGACTTTTTATTGATTTTATATTTACTTTTTTCTTGATTATATGTGGCATTATTACGAACATTTTTACCACCTAAAATACCAACTCTAACAATAACTTTACTATCCTTTAAAGCTTTGTTAAGCGCATCTAATGCTTTTGTATTTATCTCGTCATTTCCAAAACTAGCCATTACCACGTCCCATACGGGCCACTTGGGCCATCCGGTATTGTTTGACCATAAGAAATAAATGTTTGTCCACAAAGACCAGGTAGGATCATCTCTAAATATTTTGCTCCATATCTTGTCTGAGTTAACATGGCCATACTTGGATTATCTAATATACGTTGAGGTATTGTAAAACTTGAACTTAAATTAGATGCACTTTTAGATGATTCAAGCCAATTGTAACGCCCGGCAATACCTTGCGAACTTGCGCGCATATCAATTACTAAATAATGCGCAGAAAGCCAAAGATAACCAAGAGTATAATTAGCTTGATTTGTAAATAATCCTTGATTTATTTGAAAATTAACTTGTCCATAAGCTTTACCAATATCCGCATCTAAAATAGAAACATCAGGGTCAGTCCCAAAAGGAAAATCCCTTGTGAAATAATTTTTAAATGTTGGAATATCAGGATTGATATATGTCATTTAATCCCTTTTCAATATTAAACAAATGGTAACGGAGTTGGACATACAAAATACATCATCTCAAGAGGACGATAAGTTTGAACACCAGTAAATTGACCATAAGCAGCATTTTGAAACATGAAATTATCCAAACTGTTGGCTAAGGTAGAAGTATAATCGACTGGGATATCCATTCTTAAACTTTTTTCATCGTAACGAAGAAGTGTATAAATTTGTGTTTGTGCTGAAGGTGCTAAAGATTGTGACAGTCCGTAAGGTCCGTCGCCATATGCTAAAGGCAAAATCTTGAAATTTTTGTTTCTACAAATTGTTTGGAAACCTTCTTCAAGTAATTGAAGAGTGCTTTTAATAGGAAAGTTAGCCGCAGCTTGAGAAATCAACCCATTATAATCACTTTCAGGAATGATAAAATGTGTTGGCCAAGCTGTACGGTTACAATTTGTTCTATATGCCTCAACAACTTTTTGTTGAAATGTTTTTAATTGATCTGGAGTCATTGCAGAAATTGGTCCAGGAATTACCGTAGTATTTGTAGTAATATTTTGTTGGTTTAAAAGTCCTAAACATTGATTATTTGTGCCATTATTAGAACCAAGAAAAGCTATTTTTTGAATACCTAAGTCCCAGTTTTTTTTGCGCGCTTCTTCTTTTGCACTTACAATATCCCAATTTCCAGAACGAGCAGCTAACTCAAGATCAAAAATATTCCATCCGATTGATTTTGCCCAGTTAAATACTTGAACACTTACGCTATCAACACCTGCATCAGTTGTTGCAATTTTAGTGTTGTTTGCACCTGTATTAACAATACCTTCCTCAAATAAACCACCTAATTCAAAACTTCTGTATGTTACTAAATTAGATGACCAAGCACCTTCACCAACCCGAATTGGCATATAATCAGCCGGTGGAATTTCAAAGAATTTTTGCTCACTTATCCTTTTTACAATTGTAGTTAGAGAAGTGATATTAATTTCATATCCTAAACTATTTTTAAATTGTCCCTGACCAAATATCTTCATTTGATTATGCACTTGACTCGTAAGTAAATCAGATTGCATAATCTCCATTTCATTTAGAATTGTTTTTCTTGCTTCTTGAATCATTTTATTTTCCTTTATTAATTAGTTAAAAAGCTTGGTGAACTTATTATAACTCTGATAAGTGATCCATACCCTGGAGACTGATCAAATGCATAACCTACAATAGTATTCGATCCTGTTGCTGCTTGAACAGAAGCAGGACTTGTTAAATCTAGTACTACTTTTTGTCCGCGTGTTATTGCAGTAGTTGCGTATAAGAACATGCATGTACCAGCTTGGGCAATTTCACAACGTGCGCCAATCGGATAATTTTGAGATTTAATATCATAAACAATAAATCCCCAAATGTTATCTGTTGCGGCCGCTGCACCAATTACTGTTGGAATTCCATTAGGACCATTTACAATTTTAACAGCATTTCCGCTAAATAAAGGTCCACTTTGTGTAACATCAATTTGTGCAGCTGTTACATTTGTATTTCCTACTCTTAGATCTGTCATTCCTAAAAATGGAGACATTGCAAATTGGTTAATATTTACTGTAGATGGAATAGTTGTAACTGTTAATTGTGCTGACGTGATTGTTGCGCTTGATGCTCCTACATCTGTAAAAACTACTTTGTAATAATAAGTTGTGTTTGGAATAAGAACAGAATCATTTAATGTTAAATCTGTTTGTCCGTCGAGTATATTACCGCTTCCAGGTGTAAAACCTGTTGTTGTAGATCTATACCATTGTTGAGTGTATGGGCCAGTTCCTCCACTTGCTGGAGTAGTAATAAGCTGAGTTGTGTTAGAACCAACGCTTAAAAGTGTTAAAATACCTGCTGTCAAAACCATAATATTTCTCCTTTTTATTAATTAATTTGATCCATATCTTGAAATTCCGCGCTCTACTTTATCCTGTGATAAATCTACGTGAAAATTTTGTGGTGTATTTGTATTTGCATTTTTAAGCTTTTCAAAGTTTCCACTATTTTTCATTTTCTTATTTTTAATTTCTTTATCTTCATGCTCAACAAGTTCTTCAGCCTTTTTCTTTGCTTTTTTATCTTCTTTTTCGTCTTCTTCATCTTCGTTAGACATGCAATCTTCAACTTCTTTGTCTTTGTTCTTCATTTTTTTCTTTTTATCTTCGTCATCTTCTTCGTTATGAAGATCTCCTTCTACATCTAAAGATACTTTTTCTTTTTTTAAACCAGTTTGACTTGTATCTGATTCATTTTCTTTTTTCTTCATTTCCATTTCATCCATAGCATTAACTATTTGATAAATAGAAAATTCAATTCCTGATTTTGGAAGAGTAACTGATATATTTTCAATATCAATAGAATTTTCCACCGCCTTTTTGTTCCAAAATTTCAATTTACTCAACATACTTTCTTTCTCCTTTGGTTTAGAATTAGATATTTTATTCAACTCTATTTTTAGTTTTTCGTTATACATTTTAAATTCATCGGGGGTCATTATAACCGATTCCGCATAACGAGGGTTATCTACTATAGCAAGATGTTCGTATTCACCTGCTATAACTTCATTTTGATAATCTATACCATTCCATTGACCTGATTTATTATTAAGAGTTGGTATATATGCATTTGATAATCTAAAACCATTTTTTATTGCTCTATCTCCTCTATCGGAGACGACAATAAATTTTACCCAATGTTTTCCATCTGCTTCATTAAAAAAGCTTTCTACTACCCAACCATCGCTTTCTTTTCTAAGTTGATCTAAATTAGATTCTACTTCATTTACGTGATCAACAAAGATTGGTCTTCCTGCAAAACTTGCATCCATTTTTCGAAGCGTATTTTCATTTAAAAATATTTTAAATGGTTCTTTATTTGGTTCGCTGTATTGGGCTAAACCAGGGTAAAAATGCATACCATAATAAATTTTACCTACTGAATTTTGTGTTAAAGTCATTATTTAAATCTCACAATTGGCAAAGCAAAACATCTACAATTATAATCTTGGCCAGGGTTGTTTCTTCTTTGAATTTGTCCTGGCGGTGTAGTCACAGGGGGATCGCTCCATTTAAAAATTTTTCCTTCAAGTACCCCATGTGCATATCGCACTTCTCCATCTTTATATGGAGTTTTTGGTGTAGGTTGATGAGGCATATGAACGCATCTCCATTCGTACTCTGGCACACCAGCTTCAACGTATTTTGTTTCTTTAAATTTAGCCATCAACAAATTTGTCTCTTGTCGAGCCCAAAATTTTGCTTTACTTTCAGTCACATTGTAACTGTGCATAAATCCTTTTACAAGAGCTTCTCGTCTATTTCCTGCTTTAAAAACATTGTCTTGTACAACTTCTCTTAAATCTACTACTTGAGCATCAGAAAATTTTTTAATATCAAGTTCCATATTATATTGCCAGTCTTTTGCTATTTTCTCTCTTTGAACCTTTGAAAGTCTTGGAATGATAGTAATGCTCTTTATTGACTCTTGAAATTCTTTATCTATTTTTAATAAATTTTTATCAAAAATAGGTGAAATATTCAACTTACTAATCATCTCATTTGTGTTAAAGTTTGATAAATTTTTGTCTATTTTGTTTAATTTTTCTTCAAATCTTGCTTTTGAAATTGATATTTCACTTCTAATATCCATGGGCAATTTTTCTAGTTTAATAGAATATGTTGAATTTATTGAATTCCATTTTGCACCATATTCTATCAATTTTTTTGATATTGAAGAGGTAAATTTTCCTTGGAATTTTCCATTTGAATAGAATATTTTTCCAGAAGATAGCGCTTGTCTAATGGAATTTGTATTCGAGTTTAAAATTTTTTTATCTTCGTTTAATAAAGATAGTATTGGCAGATAAAATTCTTTTCTGAATAATTCTATTATCTTTTTTTCTATCTCATCTTGATATGAAACATCTTCAAAAATTGGTTTTAATTTTATAATACGTTCCATTACGCTACTTGTGATTTACCTCGCGCTCTCAACATGTATTCTTCTTGCTTTTGGCGTTCATATTCTTTTAACTCTTCTGCTTTTACCCATTCTTTTTGATGTTTTTTTAGTTTTTGGGTGAATTGCTGAATTGTTAATTTTAAAGAATCGGCGGCTGTTTTTTCATCTTTATAAAAATCCATAGCCGCTTTGATAACTTGTTCTTCAACTGAATCCAGTGTTGTTCCAGGGTTCCATATGAGCATCATTTTAACTTTTTCCTTTAATTTTAATATTTACAGAAGTCGATTTAGAATCAGATGCTTTAATTTTCATGGTGTCTTCTTTGTTAGATCCAGAATCTTGCGTAGACGGTTTTGATTCTCCGTCTTCTGAAGCTTCGTCAGGTTTTGATTCTGCCATTTTTCTTTTCATAATTTCTTCTACTTCAGAATCATCAGGGTTAAGTTTATCTTTTGTATTATCAAGTTGAATTTCAACTAGTTTTGCTCTGTTACAGGCATCTCTAAATTCAGATGTTGACATTAATCCTGCTTGCGTAGCTTGCATGATACGTCCAAATTTTTGGGTTTTAACTGTTTCTTCGTCAACACTTGAGAGCATACGAAGAGACTTAAAAGCTATAGATAAATCTGTTGGTATAAACCCAAATAGTTTTTGGCATCTAATTTCTACAACGCGCAATACGTCAAATTCTGCTTTTCCACGGACATCGCCTTCAACCATTGCATTATAGTTTTCAATGTCATCCTCGCCACTATTAAATCCAGCGGCACTTATGCCAAAAAGTTTTGTCAAAGGAATTCGCATATCGGATGCAATTTGCATACGAATTTCCTTCATCGTGTCCGCAAGACCTGCAAACGAAAGTTGTTTTTGTACAAAATCGTCTTTGCTATCCATCGTCACAGCATTTTGATAACTTTTTTGCCAATTCATGTCTTGTACACGACGTTTTACAGCCGCTTGTCCATCCGCAGATAGAAGCGTGCTACTAAGTCCTTCAAGCTTGTACATATCGATCTTAAACTCGTCTAAAACTTCATACGTAAGGTTATTTGATTTTAAATATTGATTAATAGATCTCACTAAATGCTCGACGACAGAAAATCCCCAACCACGCAGACGAGGGCGAATAAATGATGGCGCTGTTAATCCTTTCATTCTCATTACGCGGGATTTATCGACTAAAGTTCCATAATAATCGTAAGATGTAAACTTTTCACTTTGAATAGCTGGGTTGTATCCTTCTGCATTTTGTTTATCGTAAAAAAGTTCCCACATATCCACAGCTCTAAATTCTAAATTTGAGTCTTCTGTAATTTCTTCTACATCAAGTGGTTCTATTGGATCTTGATCAGTCATGATCAAAACTCCAGAACCTCCAAAAAGCCTGTTCCATTTTATTGCTTGTGCAACTATATTTAAATCATTATTTCTTTTTATAGATATCTGTAATTTTTGTAATTCTTCCTCATCTAATTGTTTGGATGAAATTTCAATTCCACCCCTAAATGCATCATCAACTGGAAGATCTACTATTGTGCGAATAAGTCCATGTTCAACGTATAATTCTGATAGTAGCTGTCTCATATTTGAGATTAAATACCATCTATTGTTGTTAAACAGTTCATTGACTTGGCTTAGCTGGGTTCCAAATGTATTTTGGTTCATTCCCCAACTTTGTATACCAGCTCCATTAAAATCATTTTTAATAGAATTTGAACCGCTATTAATGGGGATTACATTATCAATTCTTTTTTGTTGTCTATGTTTTTTTGACACAATTAATCCTATCTATATGCATCTAAAATAGATACAGTTTCACAAAGGGCATTAAATGCGCCTGAAAATGCATCAACTATATCATCATGCTTGCCCAATGGAAAATTTTCAAGTTCATCAAAAAACTCTTTGTTCCAAGCTCCACGCAATACTTTTATGTTTCCAACTTCACATTGAGCAGAACACGGCCTAGCGCGTGTTTCTTTATCTTTTGTTGGTCTTGCTATTTTAACTATATATCCCATTAACATACGCGCAAAGTTTCCGACATCTGATACTCCAGCACTTCCCGGATCTTGTTCCCCGTACACAACAACGGAACGACCGTCTTGTGAAGCTGTATTTTTAACAAGCTGTTCCACTGCTAAAGGCGTGTCTCTTATTGATCTTACATCAGCAACAAGAAAAGTACCATTTGAATATTTGTATAATTTAACACCCCGTGTCCAATCTGGATCTGTAT